ATCTTGTTTGATATTCATAGTGTTGTGTCTTGTGTGTATTGATCCCAATGAGTATATTTTTCTTTGCTCATTAGATCATGCAGTTGATGAGTCCACACACCTGGATTTGTAGCACCCCAAGTGCGGTCATCCAGTTTAAGTGTGGCATTGTAATTGTGTTGATTGATGTAAGGCAGCTTGACACTGATCATTGGCACAAAAAGAGGATATTCACTGTACCCAGATTCAAGTACGCCTTCCGAATGGCTAACATCAAAATCCAGGGTGACCCAGTAGTCTGCTTGCAAACAACCTATAATGACATCGTCCCAGCGTTTGTATTCTTCGTGAGAGATACTTTTAGGATTAAAACTTTGGCTTGTGCCAAAGTAAATATGCTTTATTTTTTCGTCGCTGAGTGTAGCATGATATAGAATATCTGCCAGCGGAGGAGTTCCCACAACAAACAACGTTTTCATACCATAGCAAATGGTATGTTCAACTTCATAACCTGTAAAATAAACAACATCTTGCCGTTGCTCAGTGTTTAGTCCCATTTGATATAACCTCTACTGTAACCACTCGGACGATTTGCGCCGTCCGTAAACGCTTGTTGCCATTCAGATGTACGATTATAACACCTCGTCCAGAAACTATCAACCTCTAGATAACCGTTTTCAATCATCCAAACTGCTTCTTTCATGCACTGATGAAAATTTGGATTCCGGGGACTTGGTCGGATTGTGGTACAGGATTTCCAAAGCTGCGCCTGCGCTTCTTGATGACTAACTGCCTTGCCAACTGCATCAATAATTAGCGCATTATTGTTCAACTGAATACCGTTACCAATTCCGTATTTGCCAGAAAGGTCAATTACAACATCATAATTTTCAGTAGTAGCCAGTAATAGTCTATCGCCCCACAGATTCTCATTACTGGACCCCAACACATCGACTTTTTCACAATGTTTGAATTTAGTTAGTGTATGATAAGCAACCCACGCTAAAAATCCACTGCCAAGAATTAATATTTTATCTTGTCTAGAACAATCAGCAGCATTTACAGCATTGATGCCGCACGCAACCGGTTCAATGATATAGCGTGGATGAGCTTCTGGTACACATACATATTCATCTTCACGTACATTGTAGATATCTGCGTATGCTGGTTCGCCCCGTGTGGCAACAAAATCGCCGAACTTTACATCAGTAATATTAGCACCAATACCAATCACTTTACCAAGTCCTTCGTGCCCTTGCATGTGCAACGGTAATGGTCCAAAGTTACCTTGCATCATATCGATATCGCTACGACATACGCCCGTCATTACAGCACGTACACATATTTCATTTTCAGCTACCATAGGAACATCGTACTCTACTTCTTTAAAGTAACCTTGCCCTGTTGTTTGTAAACAGCGTGTCATAGATTTTCTATTCTCTCATGTATCCAAGTATCTATATCAAATTGATTCAGCCAAAACTCATAATCATCCACTCGTTCAACAGCTTCTTTGATCATGGCTTGGTATGCGTCTTCTGGACACAGACCCAACTCAACTCTAATTTCCGTATTATCTTGCATGACAAATTCAATGCTACGGCAATCCTGCTTCATGCTGCGCCACTTTGACATCAGGTTCCATTTGTTACCAAATCCAAAACCGCAAGTATCATCCACATCGTAGGTGCCGTCGGGATTGACTACACCGTAGTCTGTGGTAAGCAAGTCTTTTAATTGCCATTCCATCATGGTGGAATAGCTGATGATTTCTTCGTTACGCCAGTTGGGGTTCAGTGCAACATACAGACTCAACAAATGCGGCATTAAATCACGACTGACACCGCCAAACGCAAGACTTTTTGTGGTGAACCATGTGCCTGGATTAGGCACACGATCTCGGTTGATCCAATTGAAATCCACTGTCTTGGCTTTGCCTGCCCACTCTTTTAATTCTTTTATGTTATCACGCCACATGTTGTTTTTGACCATCATGAATCGTGTTTGTGGGAAATCTGTAATCAGTTTGATCCATGCTCGACTGTTGATGACACCGGGTTTTTCTATAAAGATAATTTTGCTGTACGGTGCAAGTTTTCGAGCAATATCTTCGTGTGTGAAGTTGGGTGTACAAATATGCACAGTGTCGAAAAAATGATAGGCATATACTGCACTTTCTATTGTTGGCAGCATTGCTCGTTTGCTGATGTCTGAATCCACAGTGACAACTTCGTGCCCGAGATCAGTTAGCACATTGCTATACAATTGCCCAATACCCATGCCAATAACAAGACTACGTTTTGTCATTTTTATTCATCTCATGTTGTTTAAACAAGCGTGTTACATCTTCCATGTGTTCAGCAAATATATCTGGACTGTCCTTGGCTGCCTTGCTCATGTCGTACTCAGTGGGATAATGCCGTAAGCAATATGTTGCATTTTCTTTGATTGCTTTGGGAACTCGTGCAGTATTCAAAATCTCAAATAAAAACTTTCGAGTCTGTAATACTGCGCGATATCTTTCGTCTGGTAATGTCATCTTTCCGCTACTTCTTTCATGAAAATTATAACGAGTAATTTCAGTTGTGTACACTGGCTTCTAAATCGTCTAGTTTATCAACTGACCCTTCGTCAAAGTCTTGCTCTTCATCTGATTGTACATTAGTCATATCCACTTCGTCAAACAAAACGGAGAATTGAGTACTGGCGTTAACAGTCTTTTTACCAGTAGCACCACGAGTGCCAGGAATAGCTTGCCAAAATCTATCAAACCCGTCAATAATAGCGTTGGCTGTGTCTCGATCCGGCGCACTGAAGATAGCATCCACAACATCTTTGAAGTATATGCGATCAAATTTCTCATCCACCAGCATGGCAGGGCATAATCCAGCATCATACTGACGATTGGCTTCTTGCACACTGTTCAAATGCAACCAAACATTATGACCCATCATGATGGCATAGGTAAAACTATCCCACGATGTTTTGCCTTCTTTGCCAATTTTGTTTAGGTCACCTGGTCCATAGATACAAATATCTTTGACCTGCACCCCATCCATTAAGGGACTTGTGGTAAATGAAGCAAAATGTTTGTCTTGTACTACTACGTCTTGGAATAATCTTGTATCCTTGGCATATTTTTTGTTGTCAAGACTTGGCAGCATGCGGTAGAGCCATTTTTGTCTGTCTGCGATTTCTGTTTGGACATAGATTTGTCCATTTGCAGTTGCCAGAAACGGTGAGGCGCAGTCAAAAGATATGGTAAAGTTTTCATTATGATATTTCCTTATAGCTCGTTGTATGTCAGTTAATAACAATGCCCACTCCAATTTGGAGGTGCCCAGGAAGTGCATCCAATCCTGATGACCTTTTTCAAGTAAGCCGTCAAATTTCAATGCCACTAATCTACGTAATACCAAATCCACATCACACATGTTCTGCCCACCCATGCCCCAGCCGTTGAATGGTCGGTCATATTTGGTGGGATCGCAAAAGTCTTTCATTTGCTGATACCAATCTTCTGCTTGTGCGTGATTCTCACCCTGTAGCACATTTAAGAACTTGCAAGCGCCTGTTCGATTTTTGATAAAATATTCGTTATTGTACTTGGTAGCACTGACTGCTTGATCATAACTGGCAATGCCACTGTTCTTGGCACCCACAGGACTGCGATCGACCCATGCCGGAATATCCAACACCATACCGTAATCCATCAGTGCATCCATCCAGGCCAACACCAGTTCACGTTTCTTCTGTGCTGCATCCAACTTGGCTTGATAAACTTTAACGTGGTCAACCTTGGTATATTTGGGATTACCGTGTTTGTCAGTTTTGGCATGACCTGTGGGGTGTAGCTGTGGTACCAGTTCAATACCTCGAGCAACTGCGTCAGCCATGCGTTGTGCAACCACAGGACCAGTAGGATCATTCCACTCACCTTCCCATACACCTTTGCCAATCTGGAATCCACCCGAATCACCCAACACCCAACTGGTGCTGCGGTCTCTGTTGCGGAACATGTCTTCACTGGCATCAGGTTTGGTCAAATCCAAGTTGGCATGACCTGCTGAATACAAACAATGGTCAAAGTAAAATGCCGCATTGGGATTCAAGTAGTTCATGGCTTCAATGCCCATGGGTCCAAAGCTGGCAGGAATACGTGCAGGATCCACATAGTTACTGTGGCGTTGTTTTCCTATGTAGGTGCTGTAAAATCCCGATGTGGCCGGCAGGAAATATGCATAGTCCAGTTGAGTTGCTGTTAGATTTTTATTCATTACTTAGATTGTGCTGGAAGAATATATTCGTATTCTGCAATACCACTGTCTACCACAATTTGTAATGCACCTGCGTCTGCAATACGCATGGTGATATCACCAGACAACCCCAAAATACTTTGTACTGATGCAACCGGCCAAGACCATGTTTGCTTCAATTTACCAGTAATACCACTTTGGAACACAAAATTGCCTGCGTGTGTGCTGGCATCTCCGAAACTAAACACCAAACTACCATTGTCAGTACTGACTTGGAATGTGGGCTCTTCGGTATGTGCAGTTGCTTGAAATTTCAAACGTTGAATATTTGCCACAGTGGGCTTGAATTCGATATCCCACTTGGCACCTTTGAATCTGACAGTTTTTAATTTTTCATTGATAATGTCGTTATTCATAAAGCGATAATCATTTTGAAAATCGCCGATGCTGTTTTCGAAATGTAAGCCTGTTGGAATATCTTCATCATTGCGTTGCTGAGTAGTTACCTTAATGGTAGCGTTCTCTTTGTATTCTGGACATTTAAGATGTATGTCCAGCTTGTTCAAGTTGGGCATACCAAATGTGCCTGTCAATCCATCGACCGGTTCTTTGGTCTTGGCATTAAGAATGACCGATCGGTCTTCAGCCATGGACTCGATAGTGGTTTCTTTGTCGGTTGCAGAAACTTTTACCAAGGGCAAAAACCCTAGGCTGTGCGTGTGTGCTACTAAATCTTGTAAAAAGTCTTTCATATTATCTCCGTGTTGTGTTATTATATAGGTTTTTTAGACGATGTCAAGGATTTTTCCTTACCTTTTTGTTGTATTTTATAGCTGATTCGACCAAAGTGTTTGTTTGTTTCATACGGTCTGAATAAAACATATATGCCACAGCATCTTTTGGAAAACAAGCTCCACCGAATCCTCGACTGCCATCCGGGCCCGGAACCATAGTATGACTCTTTCCGATTCTATTGTCGTGTGTTAACACTTGGCGTATCAGTTCAAAATCTGCACCGTTTTGTTGGCACACATCGTACAACTGATTAAAGAATGCAACCTTGACGCTTAGAAAACAATTGGAAGCATATTTGATTGTGCTAGCTTCCGTAATACTGGTGTTGAAGATGAGTTTGCAGTTGGGCAACGACTCTTGAAACATTGATTGCCAAATGCCTTCAGGATCGTCACCGCCGATCACCATGTGAGTTTGATTCTTGAAATCTTCCTTGGCAGTGGCCGCACTTAGAAACTCCGGACTGTAACAAATACTATGCTGATCGTATTTGTCAATAATTTTCTCCAAATAGTCAGGCGGCACAGTTGATTTGATCAGTACTGGTAGTGTAATAGGAACTGTGTCCATTACACTATAAATTTGACTAACATCGCAATCGCCTATTTCGTCACTGGGCGTACCCACGCAGATAATAACACCTTCTGCATCGGTAAATTTTGCCACGGTGTGATCGCCCAACATGGGATCAACTCCGTACACTAGGTTATTCTTATTGATAGCGTCAGCCACTGCCTTGCCCACAACTCCAAATCCTACGATTATAATTTTCATACTGTTCCTTAAAACTCAAATAAACTGTTAAATGTATTTTTTTCTTCAGTGCTGGCAATGTCCCATTTCAGTACACCGATAAGATTATCCAGTTTGTTGTCAATAATGGTAGCCTCCATTTCAGCATGATCAAACGGCAAATCTTTGAACCACTGTGGCAATCTCAATTCGTCCACCGGATAGGCAACACTGGTATATCCAAGCGGATTGGGTTTGAGTTTGCACACAATGACTTTGGCACCGTCGGTGATGCTCATGCTGTATTTGTCATTGTACATGCGCTTTAGGGTATTCCAATTGATACTGGCACGAACATGTCCAGGCATATTGGCTTTGCCTGCTTTGACTTCCTTGCCTTGATACTCAGTGATCTTGTTGGCACGTTTGGGCGAACCTTTCTCCCAACCAGGTCTAGCTTTGAATCGGATACGAAATTCACTGATGTGATCCAATACTCCCTTTTCCAACTTGCCCATGAGTACCATTTCTAATACTTCACTCAAAAAATCCTGAATAAATTCTGGAGTATCACTGCGTTTCAAGTCCAAGCCCATGGCCTTGATCTTGCCAGGCTTGCCGTCTATGTCGCTGCGCTTGCCCTCTTTGTCGTAGTACAGCACAGCATAACGTTTCTTGGTAATGAACAAGCTCTTGGAGCCAACAATTTCTCTGCCTGCTTTGATAACCTCACCACGCGATTTTGGACAATGAAATGAGTCCAGCATAAACTGTGGGAAAGTGATATTAACTTCTTCACCAATTTGATCATACAACTGGATTATGTTTTCCCTACTCCATGGAATCAGTCCTGCATCGATGTCTTTTTGCAGTGTCTTGTACGCTGAAAAATAACATGAGTCAGTGTCGCCGTAGATAATTGCCTTGCCGCGATAGTCATACTCGCCTGCAACAATTTCGTTCACTTTGCCTGCCATGTGTTTGACAATTTGGCGTCCTGTGAGCGTGGTGCTTTGTCCAATACGTTTATCAAAGAATCTACAACCCCCATTGAGAATAGCACCGTATAGTGAATTAAGGTTAATCTTCTTGACCAACTGTCGCTTGTCCCAATACTCCTCTTCAACTTTGTTGCCAGCTTTGATGGCATCTTTTAATTTGACCTGCATTTCTTTACGTTCAGCATACCATCTTTTCAACAGCCCTGGAATGATACCTTCTTTTTCATGGGTAAAGATAGTGCCGTTTGCACTCAGCATCCACGGCTGATTGCTTTCAAAAATCAATCTGTATACCTCAGCAGCACTTAGCACGTCACTGGAGCCGTCTTCCCAGTCAATTGCAATGTCTGTGCCAATCTCTTGTTCCATTACACTGGTATACTCTAAACTGCCAAATATGCCTTCCCAAGCCAGCGCAAACTTGCCGCCATTTTTGGCCATCTTGTCAGCAATGTATTCGTCAGTCATTGTGGGGCGCAACTGACCAATGATTGTTTCCGGACCCATGTTAAGCGCACGAATGGCACTGGGATACAAACTGTTGATGTCCAGCGACCCAATCCAATCGTGTATGCCTTCTTTGGGGTATGCCACATACGCACCGGCGGCCGCAGTATTCTCTTCACGGTCGCTCATCTTGATACGATTGGGAACTTGAAACCCTCTACGATGGGCTTCGTTGATAATGGCCTGTTCAGTCACAGCCACAGCTCCCATTGTGGTTTGCAACAGCACAGTATTTTCATGGGCCAAGGAGTTGGCAAGATCCATAAACTTTAATTTCTTGTCCAGATCATCCAGCAGTTTGCAGTCATTGATGTTGTATTCAACAAATGTCTTGAAGTCATTATTATACAACTGATCCAGTGTGCCTTCATATTGTGTTTTACGTTTGCCCAGTTCATATTCCGCAATGGCATCCAGTCTGTAGCTGTGGCGTTCTTCGTATGTGTACTTGCGGTACAGTTCCAAATAATCCAAGTGTACACGACCAATATAATCGTATGTGGTACTCACACGTCCATATTTTTCGTATTCACGACGCTTGGGCAACTGATCAAACAAACAGAATCTGCGTGTGTCTTCTTTGCTTAGAGTTTTGATCACACGATTGGTGGTGTAGGGAATATCAAAGCCTTCACTGTTCCATCCGCTGACAATGTCAGCGTCTTTGAGCAGGTCCAAAAACATGTCCAACAGGTCTGCTTCGTTATCAAACAGATATGTGTTGGGAAAGTCTTTGACCATCTCCTTGGCAGCCTCCATCTCGAGGCCCTTGGGAGGAATAGCCATACACACCATGGTCTCTAACCATTGTAGGTAAACTGCAATAGCAGTGATGGGCATAAATGCATCATCAGGCGATGCATAGCCACGCTCTGGATCAAAGTCTACCTCAATATCGAAAAATGCTACATTTAGTTTTGGAGCATCTTGATTGAGATAGTGTTCACTCAGTGTGCTAAAGATAGGATTGATGTCGCTTTCAAACAGTTCCTTGCCACTGTTAATGGCCTGTTCTTTGCGTAGTTCTTTGGTGTTCTTGCATACAATACGTGTTACAGCATCGCCGTAAATTGATTGATGTTTGCCCTTGGGGTCTTTGACATAAAATGTATGGCGCACAGGAATATCTCTAAATACTCTTGCACCATCTGTGTTGCGTTCAACCACGCGAACAATGTCATTCTCTCTATCAAACCAGGCATCTACATAGCTCATTGTTATACTTCTCCTATGTCATTTGAGGCTGACAAATACCTTCATGCGGTTTATTGGCCCGCTTGCCTTCTAATGCAATACTTGTTAGATACGTTTTGTAATATCTAAAATTGCTTCAATTTCTTCCCAGTCTTCGTTGTAACTGGTCCAATCGCCTTTGTGGGCAATTTTAATTGCTTTATTGATAACACTGGGTTTTACTTGCAGTTCTTCTGCAACAGCTTTCACAGTTTCTTTCAAGCCTTCCTGCAAGTCTTCTATTTCACGAAGTACTGTACTACCTTCTGAAATCAAACGCTCTAATTTTGCCTTTTCTTCTGCACCGTAATTACGACCTGACATAAAAAATCTCCTATATTGCCTATTGTACACTACTTATCTTGGTATCGCAATCCTTTAGAGGTGGAAATGGCAGAAATAAATCTACCATTTTGATTAACCGCGGGCTATTTTTAACCAGCGAGCCAATTCATCACTTTCGTTAGCTATCGAGGGTGCTGTTGGTTCTGGTGCTGGTGCTGCTGGTGCTGCTGGTGCTGCTG